AACAAGTCCTAGCTATGTCAGCTTCTGCCGCTCTTGGTAGAAAGACAGACCAACTTATCATTGATGTGTTGGATGCAGGTTCTAACAGCAACAATGTTGTTCATGGATCTACTGGACTTACACTAGCAAAAGCACTAACTGTTTATGAAGCATTTGGTGAAGGGGATGTCCCAGATGATGGACAACGTTATTTTGTTGTATCACCAGCTGGTTGGGCAGACCTACTGCAGATAGATCAATTCTCACGTATGGAATATGTGGGTGAAGCTGATCTACCTTATGCTGGTGGTCTAACAGCCAAAAGATGGCTTGGATTTATGTGGTTCACACATTCTGGTTTATCAATATCTGGCACAACTCGTGATTGCCATGCATTCCACAGAACTGCTGTTGGTGTTGGTATGGGTTCAGATATCCGATCAGAAATTAACTACATTCCAGAAAAAGTCAGTAACCTTATCACATCATATATGTCTATGGGCGCAGTGATGATTGATAACAATGGTGCTATTGAGTGCCAGATCACAGAATAAGAAAGGAGATATAATATGGCTTATTCAGCAAGTGCTTTATTAAAAGTTGCTGGTGGTGCAAGAGGTATCTTCTACTACAGCAGTACTGATGCAATCGGTACTATTGTAGGATCTGGATACTTTAATGATGCAACTAACGAACTAAAGGAGCATGATATTATTTTAGTCGTTGGTGCAACTGGTGGCACAGAAACAGTAGACTTAGTAGTTGTAACAAGTGCAACTGGTGCGGCTACTGTAACCACAACTAACGGTACATAACCATAACGAGTGGGGAGCAATCCCCACTCAACTAAAAGGATAGAACATGTCGTTAAGTAAATTTGATATATGCAATCAAGCACTGGTATTAGTAGGTGCTAATACAATTACAAGCTTTACACAAAATACAACAGAATCAGTTGTAGCCAATCAACTCTATGAAACAACTTTAGAAGATCTGCTTACAAAATGTAGATGGAGGTTTGCTTCAAAGCAGGCACAACTTAGTAAGAACTCGTCAAATCCAGATGCAAGATATGAATCATCTTATGCTTTACCTACAGATGCAGTAATAATACATACAGTAACAGTTGGTGATAATGTAATTATTTATGATAGATATGGGCAAAATTTATTTACTAACACAACTAGTAGTGATACAGTCATAGCTGACTATACCTTTCAACCAAGTGAGAGTATATTCCCACCCTACTTTACAAAGGTGCTGGTCTTTGAACTAGCATCTTTGTTTGCTGGTGCAATCCCTAGAAATGATGATCTTGCAAATTTATATGCAGCAAGAGCAGTTGCACAAATGCAACAAGCTAAATCAATAGATTCACAAGCACAAACAACTAGAAGAGTTAATGTTGATAGGTTTAGAAATGTTCGTACACGATCAGCATTAAATGATATAACTGCTACAACACCTTCGTAGGATAATGTATGCCTACTCAAAGAGTACATCAAGCTAGTTTCCTAAGAGGTGAGTTAGATCCTAATATGGTATCAAGGACTGATCTTGCAGCATATGGTGCTGGATTAAAAAAAGCACGTAATGTAATACCAATAAACCAAGGCGGAATAGAAAGAAGATGTGGTACAGCATTCCGTGCAAACTTAGGTGGACAAAGCAGACTTGAAAGTTTTATCTTTAGTGCAGGTCAAGAGTATATCTTAGCATTCCAAAATACAGTATTGAAGATATATAGTACAGCTGGCGTTCTATTACAGACAATCTCAAGCTGTGATTGGACAACATCACAACTCTTCGAGCTAGATGTAACACAAACTGGTGATACTATGATTGTTGTGCATTCTGGTTTTCATCCACAAGTCATCACAAGAACTGGTGCAACAACTTTTACTGTTACTGATTTTACTTTCGCAACAAGTCAGAATGGTGAGAAAGTATATCAACCTTACTTCAAATTTGCAGATGATACCATAACACTTGACATTGATAGTACAACTAAAGATGCAACTGGTGTTTCTTGTGTTACTTCTACTGATTACTTTACTTCTAGTTATGTAGGTAAACGTATTAGATACCATGGTGTAGAATTACTAATTACTGGTTTTACTAATGCAACGACTGTTACTGCAACACTAAAGGGTGCTGTAAAAATACCTTTAGATGAAGATCCATTACGTACAGCACAAGGCTCTGGTGTGATTGAAGTAACAATGGTACAGCATGGATTTACTACTGGTGCGTCAATAACTATTGCTGGTGCAGAAGATATATTTAATTCATCTGGCTCTGGTTTAGCACAAGGTAATCTCAATGGTACATTTACAATTACAGTAAAAGATGACAATCATTTTACATATACAGCTGGTTCATCTGATACAGCAACAGAATCATTAGATGGTGGTGGTGTAAATATTACAGTTGAGGGCCACCCTCCTACTACACAATGGGATGAGCAAGTAATCTGTGATGTAAATGGGTATCCACAAACTACTGCATTCCATGAACAAAGATTATATTTTGGTGGGACAACTGGTTTACCAGATGGCATACAAGGAAGTAAGATTGGTAACTTTTTTAACTTTGATGTTGGTGAAGCACAAGATGATGAATCTATACAAATACAAATAGCATCAGATCAGATCAATGAAATAAGACATTTAGTATCTGGTAAGAACTTACAAATACTAACTAGCACTGGTGAGTTTTACCTTCGACCACCAGTATCCCAACCAGTAACACCTACTGATATACGTATAGTAAATCAATCTATGTTTGGATCACAATTAAAAGCAAAACCTAGACAGTTTGATAATGCTACTGTCTTTGTGCAGAATAATGGTAGAACAGTACGTGAATATTTATATAGCGAATCAGCAGAAGAATATAGCTCTAATAGTATATCATTACTATCAAGTCATTTGATAAGTAATCCTACGGATACAGCTAAGCTAACATCAGTCCCTGGGCGAACAGAACAATTTTATTATCTTGTAAATGATGATGGTACTATCGCTGCTTTTTTATCTCAAAGAGCTGAAAAAGTAGCTGGTTGGATGCAGTGGAATACAGATGGTAATTATGAATCTGTAACAGCAACAACAACTGATGTATATGTAGCAGTAGCAAGGACAATCAATAGTGCAACTGTATATGCACTAGAACAATACAGCGATGATGCATTTGATCTGCCAACTGATTATACTACATCTAAAACAATATCTGGTAGTTACCAACCACATGGCAGTCCATTAACTAATGGTTCACATTCATCTACAACTACATTTATAGCAGATGGTTTTACTAATGCTCCTAGTATTGGTGAGACTTTTCAGTTTGGTGGTAGTGGTACTACCTATACTATAAATTCTGTAACAGCAACTGGTAGCTCTGGTGAGTATACTATTGTTGTAGATACAGCCTCTTCCCAGTCAGATGGTGTTGCTCTACAGTTTGTTACTAGCAAAGTATTTAGTGGTCTTACAGATTATATTGGCAAGACTGTACACGCAACTGCTGGTAGTGCAGAAGGTAGCGCAGTCTATTATTATGGCAGTGGTACTGTAAGTAGTGGTGGTGTTGTTAGCATTGGGGCAGCTACTAGCTCTGCTGATTTTGGTTTAAGCTTCGATATAGAGATTGATACATTCCCTGCTGATGCACAAGCAACACAAGGTCAGATTACTGGATTACCAAGAAAGATTGCAAAAGCTGTAGTAGAACTTTCATCAACATATAATGTACAAATCAATTCAAGAGATGTAGTTATAGCTACAACTAGTATTGGTGCTTCTGCTGGACTAGAGAGTTTTACTGGTAAAAAAGAAGTTTATATATTAGGGTATAGCTTAGAACCAAATATAGAGATAAGACAAACAAGACCACTACCTATGAGATTACTTGGAATTACAACGGAGGTATATTACTAATGTTTGGATTACCAATCACAACATTACTTGGAATTGTCAGCGTAGCTGGACAAGGCATTGGTACATTATTATCTTTACGTTCACAAAGACAAGCACTTGCGTACCAACAAATGCAAGCAAGAATGCAAGAGCAACAATTAAGAAATCAAGCTGATGCAATCGAATTGCAAACACTACAAGAGGCCTCACAACGTAGAGATCGGTACACAGCATCGCTAGCAGAAAATAGAGCGCTGATGGCTGGTACTAATATAGATTTGGATAGTCCAAGTTATCGAGCTTTCTTTAAAGCAAATGAAGCAACATATAAAAAAGATATCTTCAATATCAAAAGGATGGGTAGTGAACAACGATATAATATATTAACAAATGTACAGCAAGCAAGACTATCAGGACAAGCAGCGGCTGTTGATTATCGAACAAATGTAATATCAACTACTGGTAAATCATTAATGAATATGTCAAGAACTGGTAGAGAATTTTTAGTAGAGAAAAAATAAAATGGCACTAAAAAGAGAACAAGCACAAACAAGATATGCAACACAGATTGCTGTAAATAGAGGGACTGGTTTTAGCTCATTAGCAAATGCTTACAATAAAAGATCCCAATCTTTCGATCAGCTTACAGATTCTTTTGCAAAAACTGTATTAGATGAAATACAAACACAAGGTAAAAAGATTGGGCAGGAAGCTGCTGAGAACGTACAATTTGTTGATGAGTTAATTACAAGAGAACAGCCAGATGGTACAAAGATATCTTTTACAACAAGAAAACCAGTTACAGAATATATACCTAGAACAAGATCAGAACAAGATACATATGAAAAAGAACTATCACAAAGATATGTTTTGGAACTACGTAAACTTGGTAGACAGCAAGTACGGGAAAAAGCACAATTTGCTAGAGAAAACTATTTATCACATGATGAGTTTGATGCAAGCGTTCAACCAATATTAGAAGCGTTACTAGCAGATGTACCATCGAATGTAAGAAATCTTGCAAGCACTTATATTGAAGAGGACAGACATCAAGCTTGGATTTCTGTCATGGATAACAAAAGACGGTACGAGGAAGCAGTAGCAGCGAATGCAGATAAACTTGAAATCAATGAACTTATAAGTCAAGTAGCTATTGGATTTAGAACACCAGATGAGGCTAAGCAAGAACTTCAAAATCTTTTTAGTGAAAACCTATATTACAAACTTAATAGTACAGAAATACTAGATAATATAGATTCTTATGGATACTTTAAAAGCAAAACAGATGGTCTATTTGCAAAAGATCCAGCTGATATGACATTAGAAGAGTTAACAAATGCTGCATCAGATTCTCAAAAAATAAATTTAGTGCTAAGAGGAACTGGTGGTACGACAGTTACACTATCTAATGGGCAAACTATTACTGGTAGTGAAGCTATACAAAATATAAATCAAGCAGTAAGACAAAAACTTATTACTGAACATACAGCTAAAAATGCAAGCTATTCCGGATTTCTATCAGATCAAGAAACATTTAACAATATACTTGGTATATATAGCCAGTCTAAAGGCGACACTTCTCTTTCATCAAGCGCAAAATATGCGAGTGAAGATCCTAAGGACCTTATAAAAACCAATACTAATGTACCAGAAGAATACATGGAAGAATTTGTAGAGCTTTACCCATTTGATCCAATAAATGCAGATAATCCAAATAATCGATTATATAATGAAGATGGGACTATAAATAAAAATGCTGTTCTATTAAGTACACAATATGCGATATTTACACTTGATGAAAATGGACAAATGTCAACACCCCTTATGAATGAATTAATAGCTACAGCTGATTCTCGAAGTGAAAATTTAATTGAAAAATTTATGCTAAGCGGTTTGGGTGATGCTATGTTTGAAAAATACGAAATAATAAAAGCACCTAATGGTCGTACTACAGCTGTATTTAATGATATTTCTGGGCATATTGATCTACCAAAAAGAGTACTAAATGCTTTACGTTTTATAAACAACCAAGCAAAAGTTGGAAATAGCCCAGAAGAAATTAGTCAGAAATTATCAAAACGAACAACTGATATGCTAGAAAATCCACAAGACTACACACTATCAGAATTGATAAGACAACAAGGTGGTCCAACTCAAGGTATGGAATTTATGGACCAAGTGTATCTTGCGACAGAAAAGTCGTTGAAAGAGATAGCAAATGCATACTATGATGAAACATCAGAAGGTGATGCAGTAGTAGGCACACGATTTGGGAAAAGCTCATATGCTACTGCTGTTACTTCGATTGCTGTACAAAGATTGCTTGAAGATCACATATATGATTTGATGGTAAGTAATACACCATTAGATTCTAATGCAGCTATCAAAGATGAAGTAAAAAAATATTTAGTTGGTCTTATACGAAATAACTCCAATTTTGGATACAGTCAGTATCATTGGAGCCAAGATGGTTTTGCATTACAAGTTGGTGATGTTGATTTTAATAAAGTATCATCAGTTGGTACACTTGCAATACTGCCATTTGAAAAACAAATGTCTGTTAATGGTGATTACACTTGGGCTATTGACATGGTAAATGGATATATACGTCAATCAGATTTGTATGAAGAAGGATATTTAAAAGACCAAAATGCAAAGTTTGGGGGAAGGATTAGAGTAGATGCATTAGATTATACATCACCAGCAAGATATGCATTAATACACATAGACACCTT